AACCTCCTTGATTTGTATTCCCATCTAAATCACTTCGAGTATATCCAGTAATATAAACGTTATTATTTGAATCTGTTGCAACTCCATGGCTCTCGTCGAAATTGTTTGAACCTAACATTTGGGTCCATTTTTTATCTCCCTCTGAATCGTATTTTGTTAAAAACGAATCATATAATCCTTGATTTGTATTCCCATCTAAATCACCTCGAGTATATCCAGTAATATAAATACTATTATTTGAATCTATTGCAACTCCATATGAAATATCTCTTTGATTTGTGCCTAACGTTTGGGTCCATCTTTTAGCTCCTTCTGAATCGTATTTTGTTAAAAACGCATCATAACCTCCTTGATTTGTATTCCCATCTAAATCACTTCGAGTATATCCAGTAATATAAACGTTATTATTTGAATCTGTTGCAACTCCATGGCTCTCGTCGATATCAGTTGTACCTAACATTTGGGTCCATTGTTTATTTCCATCAGAATCATATTTGGTTAAAAATGCATCAGTCTCTCCTTGATTTGTATTTCCATCTAAATCACCTTGAGTATATCCATTAACATAAACGTTATTATTAGAATCTATTGCCATTTGATGATTATAATCGTTATCAGTTGTACCTAACATTTGGGTCCATTGTTTATTTCCATCAGAATCATATTTAGTTAAAAATACATCATTTTCTCCTTGATTTGTATTCCCATCTAAATCACTTTCGGCAATTCCAGAAATATAAACGTTATTATTTGAATCTATTGCAATTCCATATGTCCTTTCACTCGAAATAGAACCTAACATTTGAGTCCATTGTGTATTTCCATCAGAGTCATATTTTGTTAAAAACAAATCATATAATCCTTGATTTGTATTTCCATCTATATCACCTAGAGTATATCCAGTCATATAAACATTATTATTTAAATCTGTTGCAACTTTTCTACCAATATCGTGGGTTGTTGAACCTAACAATTTTGTCCATAATATACTTTGCGTTTGCATCTTATACTAAATAAATAGAATAAAACTTTGCGTTTGTATCTTATATTACACTGACCGAAAAGAAAAAATGAGACAAACTTATTTTATTTTTGACACGCATTTCATTATAATAATATATATTTTTACAAAAAAATATATATGAATTACCACAGATAAATATGACTTAATATTTTAGCATTGTATAATCCTTTACTCTTGCGTTTTTCTCTCTTAATAGCTTCTCCCCGTTTTTTTGTTCCAGAATGTCTAGAATAATAGTTTTGCATACGTTTTCTTGTACCGTGATTTTTATTTTTATATAATTGTAATGGTGTGCGGTCTTTATATTGTTGATATCGTTTATCTCCAAAATGAATTTTTCTTATTTTTTTTGTTTTGTTATTTTTAACATAAGCTGTATATTTTTTTGGAAAAGGTCCTTTTAAAAATTTAATTATTTTTTCATTCATATTATATATTATTATACATTATTGAATAATATTGAAAATCTTTTTGTGAATTCGCATTGCTCTAAATAGAATAAAACTTTGAAATAAATGGAAATGTTATTTAGAAAGTCAATAAAATACGCGTTGTTCTAGATATTTAGAATTACACGCGACGTTTCTTGGTACTCTTACGGTGTTTCTTGGCACTCTTATTTACGCGTTTCTTGGTTGTTTTCTTGGCAGACGGTTTGTATATTTTCTTAGCGTCATGCATCGCGTCTTTCAACATGTATCCAGCTTTTTGTTTATTTTCGTTATAAACTTTTTTCACAAGTTTAGCCCAATCGTTCATAGTATAATAAATGCGAAGAAAAAAATATACATTAAATATAATATGTCAGAATTGGACGTAGCCTCTATCGAAGAATATGACAAAACAATTGATTTTATAAAAATATACAGCTCACATAAAACCAATGACTTATTATTATTATTTGGATATATATTGTTTGGTGCGGTCGCGGTCACTTCCCTACTTGAAACATACAAAGACCCTATACTGTTTTTACGAAACTTATTATTCGTGATTGGTTTTATTGGAATTGCTACTGAATATTATTTTAAATATACAACAGAAACGACGATTGAAACGCAACACATAATATCCAACAAACGATTTTTATTTTATAATGCATGTATGGTGTTGTACGGTATAATAAGTATATTATACGCTAACTCCAAATATCATATGAATGTATTTTATCGAATATTTGTGGATAAACCAACTCTATTTGGATTGGAAATAGATGCGTTACTTGTATTTATATCGCACTCATTTTTAGTCTCAACTGCATTTATACATCAATCAGATTCATCTATTTTATTAGATATCATTTATGGAATATTTATAGTAAGTTACCTATTATCATTTTACTATAATGCAATAACACCCATCATAAAAAATCAATTATTATATTACATCATCACGATTGGTTCATTAAGTCTGTTAATGGGATATTTATTCGAATTTGAATTACAATTACAAAAGTAGTTTTTCTAGAAGAATGATGTAATTGCTTGTAGATTGTTTCGTTTATTATTGATTTTTGTCAAGAATTTGTCGAACAATAATGTTTTTATTTTAGCCGATGTATATTTCTCGCGTTTTTTCATAAATAGCTCTAAATCACCCCCCGCGTCTTGCTCTAATTTGATTACTTCTTTTTTAACTGTCTTTAAAGCCGATGTTTTTCGTTGCATTTCATATATTTGTTCCAATGCCAACCCAAACAGTTGTTGAAGCGGTTTCATTAATTGATTGGTAATGTAATGGGCATAATCGATGTTCAACTCATTTTGTAGAATGTATTCGGTGGTTTCAATCTTGTCGCCCATGAGTGCCTTTTTATCCTTATTTTCAACAAATACAAATTTCATGCGGTCACCTGGCTTCGGTTTATTACCGGGGTCACGCTTTCCAATACGTTCTGCCAATACCCAATGACCAATCTGCATGGGATTCTTATAATCGCTTCGCAGTGCCTTTGTAATGGCTAGTTTTTCCATAGAAACATTCCCATCAATAAGTTGTTGTAACGACTGATTCAAATACTCAGTTGCTTTTAATATGTTGTTTTTTTCCATCAATATATTCAAAATACCACCATATGTATCCTTCAAATAATCACATGAATCACGACGCTTAATTGAAAGCCCCATAAATTTCATATACCCCTTATTTGGGTCTTCTTCATACAACATACCCACATACCTTTTCTTAGAGAGTAATATAAATGGCATGAGTGTTTTTTCATATTCTAGGAATTGCGGTGCTTTGAGAAAACTTGAACAAAAGTTTGCAACATCTTGTCCAATTACAATAGTCATTTCGAGTGCTCGTTTTCCACGAATTTTTTCACCCGTCTGAGGGTCTTCCAGATTAAATGTAAAGAAAACTGAATCTGTATCTCCGTAAATGTACTCTGCTCGCGCACGTGCTTCTCCATAAGGTGTTTGACAAATACGGTTTTCATAAACTTCTTCAATCATACGCTTAGCATAGATAATCATCATACGACCTGTAGCTGTCGTTGATGCAGCAACGTCCTTTTCGTAAAATGTGGATGTTTTTGCACCACATTGTCCATAAAGAGAATTCGCTGTAACTTTATATCCTAATTGACGTTTGTCCAAAATATTTTGCATAAATGGATCTGATTCACTTTTAATCATTTTACGTGTATCTTTACGTGCCTTTAACAGTTCTTCTAAGATAGAGGGCATAATGGATTTTTGGTTTTCGGGTAACTGTGCCCAGCGACATATTTTTTTGCCAGAAATCACCTTTTCTGCACGTGAGGTCGGTGTTTTACGGCAATATTTATACGTATCAAATTCGATATCAATGTATTCGTAATTGGGTAAATTGTCGTAAATAAAGCAACCCTTTTTGTCTTTTTCGCCAATTTCTTCAATTAAATTTCCCTCCAAATCATACTCTTTTGACCAAACTTTACTATCGTGACTATAATTCTGACTAATCATGGAGGATGGATACAACGAAGCATAATCAACACATGCAACCGGATTGTCCATATACATTGAACATTTGGGTGGTAATACAATCGCGCCTTCATATCCATCATTTGCACCTCCCTTCTCCAAATCGGGCATAAGTGTATTTTTCTCACGACATTTTTTTGCAACATAACTGGTTAATTTTATACCTTGACCGCGATATATAAGGAAAGAAATTGGAACACTGCAAATTCGTGACATTTCCACGTACCCCGTTAATACATCGATTTTTGTCATCAAATGATGAACCAAATTGCAATCTTGAATACAATATTTTGCAACAATCGCTCTGTCTGCAGAAGAACCATTTGCTAATCGGAAAATATCCTGAGGTGTTACATCGTCCTTTGACATTCCCCATTTGAGACTCTTGCCTTCACTCTCAAAATGATGAGTTCCTTGGATCAATATGACATTGTATTTATTGATGATTTCTTCTCCATCCCGCATTTCCACCAAATTTCTATTTTTTTCAATGTCTAATACACGAAATTTCTTGCCCCCATCGTAATAATCGGACGTAAAACTACTTAGTTCTATGTGAATAAAATCATCTTTTTGAAGTCCGGTCAGATTCTTACTACATAATTCAGTTACATCACCATATTCACTATGTTGTGCATGATACACCTTTTTGATATCATCACTGATAAAATGACTCGCTACGTCATCCAATTTATAAGAAGTAAGATTAAAATCACGTCTGAAATAAGTATACATATCAATTTGAAGACGTCCTATCATAGAATAATACCGCAAATCATACTCTCCTGTTGCCAATGCTATCTTTGTATTTTCAATCATATAAACACCTTCTTTTTCCTTTGCACATACTTCACCTTGTAATCGTGATAATTGCAGAAAATCAGTTTCACAATGATTCTCTTGAGAACGCCGAAACATGAATTCATAATCAAACCCAAATATATTATACCCAATAATGACATCGGGGTCTTCACGTTGAATCAAGTCACGCCATGCTAAGAGCAAATCCGTTTCATTACTTGTACATTCCACTTCTACATTTGATATTGGTTCGCATGAACCCAGTACAGCACAATGATTTAAATAAGGTACCTTTTCTCCATAGCGCATAAATGTCGAACCAATAAAGGTTACTTTATCGCCTTCTACCCGTGGAAGCAATTTACTTAGGAGTTTATTTGTTTCGTTAATTTTTATTTCACGGTCATAATCATCATTTAACAATACAGTTATAATAGTATCCTTTGTTTTTTTGCATAATGCGTTTTTTGCCTTCGATTTTGGCTTCAGTGATGCATATGTATAGTCTTGGACTGGTTCATCTCCATCTCCACCACCACCTTCTTCTTCGTTTTTTGTGATATTTTCAAAGGTTTCTTCTAAGGTAAGTATTTGTTCGATATCATCACCATTATTATCTCCTAGTTCTAATGCAGATAGTTCATCAAGTGGTGTTTCAAGAAGTAACTTTATGCGTTGCAATACATGCGCCTTCGACGGTTTTGTCTTTGGATATACCAAATCCATATTTTCTAATTTATCCATTCCAAATGCAGTCAAAATACATCGTTTAATCAATTTATTAGATTGCTCTTCTGTCAATTTCGTTGTTTGCTTCATTCTCATAAATACATCAACCATATTTGTGGCAACGCGTTTGTATGTTTTTACTGGCACTGGAAAATCACCATGACTGCTACTAGCCTCAATATCAAAACTGCATATTTTATAGGGTACTATGGTTTCTTTGTCTGGAAGAGATTTTAAATGATTAATTCTACAATGATATTCGTATTTACATGTTGTTTTTGGGCTATCGGATACGATTGATTTATCCGTATTTACGAAAACCCATCCAGATGGACTTATGTTATATATATGAAAATATCGCAGCAAAGGAGGAATATTGCTCTCGTATAATTCTAAATTCGTTTTTTTAAAGGTATATCCAATGAAAGTTCGATAATGGGCATGAGGATTTTTTTTCTTTTCTTGTGCAGTTAAATACTTGTACCAACAACCTTTTACTTTATTCAGAACGGACGTATTTTTAAAGGTTATTTTTACGAAGGAATGGGTGTTTCCTGCTGAAAATCCATATAACTTGTGACGTTCGACCAATTCCACTGAACATATTGATTGTTTCATAGAACTACTCACTTTTGTACGTAAATCACGTAGCAAATCCTGTGCATCTGTATTTGTCCAATTATCTCCAACACGAACATAAAAGAATGGTTCGTAATTTTCCACATATAAACAAACGGTTTCTCCCTTTTCGTTTATACCAAAAATCTGTATGGTAAAACAAGTTGTTTTTTGTACATTTGTATTGGAATTCATACTTGATTCCTCATCATCTTCATCTGGGTATTTATCAAATACACGGAAATCCAACAATTTGAAGGATTTCCCATTTAATACACGTTTGATGACCTTTTTGTTTGGCATGGTATATTCACGAAGAACTATTCTAATTGGTTTATGAAATAGATTTCATTTCATAAACTTCTTCAATTTTGTATAATCATATATTATACAATGACCATTTACTTTTTTCTCTATATTTGCGCAGTAATGTATGTAACACAACCAGGTGTTTATTTCAAGGCTCCTTTCAAACAATCGTTATTGGTTGCACTTACCCATGCTTTATTATTTATTGTACTTGTAATTGCGGGACAAGATTTATTCACTGAACAAGAAGGATATGCAAATAACGTACCTTTCAATAAAAGTCCCGCTACTGTTTATGATTATTGTATGCAGGTAAATAGACCCCCATTCATGGCTTCTATTAGCGATACCATAAACCATTGTTTAGACCGTATTTCTGGAAGTGGATATACACCCTTTTTATCGAAAAAAATATCTAAAAAGGTTCGTTTTGTTGATTGAACGTTTCACCGATTTCCTTTTTTTTGAAGTTATTTTCCGCTTGGTTTTTTTCTTCCCACCGTTTTGACCACTAATACCACGTGTCATCCAAGAATACAATGACGATGCATCTCTTTCTCCATTATAATATTCCAATTTGTCATCTAACACACGAAAGATTGTTGGAAATCCGCCTTGTAACGCGACTGTATTTTCTGAATTGGCTAAATATGTTTGATTAAAATTATCCATTTCTTTGTCAATGTAATGACCCTGTTTTTTTCGCTCATCGCTATCTTCAAAATCATGGTATTCAATAGATACATTTTTTAAACTGCGTCCAATATTGTGATGAATTCTATTTTTTAATTTTTTCCATTCCCCGTTTAGTGATATACAATGACCACACCAATCAGCATGAATTCTCCCAACATGCAAAATGTGTTTTTTTACCATTTACCTATCTTGAGAAAACATTTTTGTATCTATACAAATATATACAAAAATGTCAAATTATAATTCATTCGGTTCTGCAATTGGAATCATTATTATGGTCGTATTTAGTTTCATTATCATCAAAATGTTTTGTTTATTGTTAGAATCTGGGGATGAAATTATACCACAACCAATTCAATATGTATATAATCAATATTTTGTAAAACCATTCCATTCTGATTTGGATTATTTGTACGATACTAGTAGCAATTATTTAGACGATGTTAAAGATGACATTACAGAAACTCCTTCTATTGAGGTGGAGGTTCCTTCTGTTGAAGTAAAAGAACCAGTTGATATAAGCGATTGTCCAACAAAATTAATGAAAAAAGGAGAACAGTTGATTTTAATCAATGAAAATATTCCACAAAGTCCTGGAAAAAACCCCATTTATTTTGATAGTCTAGATGATTATGTTCATTATGCTCAAGTACAACGTGTGCAAACAGGTAAAAAATGCCCTATACTCTATTTAAAAGATGATGCTGAATTAAAAGACACCACACAAAACAAACTTGATTTATCCAATATCGATACCATATCTCAATATTTTAAAACACAACAAACACCTCAAGATTTAGCAAAAATGAGATTACCTGCTCCAAATACACCGGTTCAAGGGTGTCAAATGAGCAATTATCCTCTTCCGACTGCGGCATCAGTTGCACTTGCTAATATACCGGTTATGCCCACTGTAACACGTCAGCACCCTCCAATGGTTTCTTACATTGATGCAAATAGACAATTAAATCCCCATGGTAAATATGGTTTTGACCCAACAAACCAATATATTGGTAGATATACTATTTTAGACCAAATTCATGCTTCTACAAAAACACAATTTCCTTCTGGATTAAGTGCAAATGCTATGGATAATAATTGGGGAGGTTCTGTATTTACAAGTGACAAGTTAAATGATGGTTATTATAAAGGTGACGAAGTATTATCTGAGAAACATCCTGCCGCACAAGATACTCCTGCCGCACAAGGTACTCCTGCCACACAAGATACTCCTGCCACACAAGATACTCCTGCCACACAAGATACTCCTGCCACACAAGATACTCCTGCTACGGATGATACAGTTCAATCTGCCAACGCAATGAATTCAAATTGGGGCGGTTCGGCCTATACTGAGAATGCAATAAAAAATGGTGAGTATAAGGAAGATGTTGTAAAAATACGCACTGCATAAAACAGCTATACGTTATTTTCATCACCTAAATAATGAACTATATTTTGTATGACATTTTTACCAAGTTTTCGAACTTTACCTTTAGATTCGCAAATAATATCATTTAAACATTGTGGGTCTTGACGCAATTCATTCATTAACCTATATAAGGTTGGAAATTTATGTAATACTGCTTTTGCTGAAACCGCACTAACACTTGGTATTTGGCATAATATAATTTCACTAATATTCTCTTTTGTGATATTATCCTTTTTTACTTTTTTCACTACGGAACAATATGCACGTGGGGTTTCAGTTATTTCACTAGAATGGCTCCATATAGGTGTTCCTTTTGATAATTCCCTATGGGTTTTATCAACAAGTGCTAATAAATAATCACACGTTTCATTCACGGTGCATGTTCGTATCACACTAAATCCCTTAAAAGATTGTAACCGTATCATGGCCGATTGAATCATTTTTTTTTCAACAGGACTTTGTAATTGCGAAAACATGCCTTCAATGATATAAATAATATGATGTCGTTCTAAATTTGTAGAATGAGCAAAACGATGTGATTGTTCTTCATATCGACCATCCTTTATGCTTGCTAATAAATCAGACAATGATTTACGTTCAATTAAATATATTTCCTTTTCTTCGTACATAACGGACATGTCACCTAAAGGAAGGACTTGATGGGAAAATAAAACAGTAGAATCTATGTTTTGTAATACACGCATTCGATCAATGACATAAGTTTCACGTTCGTCCAAGATAAGTTGCATATTAATAATGAAACTGTTCATTATTAATTAAGTTGTTTTAATAAAGTATATTATACCACCGTACATTTGAATGGAACGCCCTTCGGGGGTTATTACAAATTGCTGGGCGGTATCTGGTTGTTGAATGTTCAACGGTCTAAATCCTAGTAAAATTACTTATACTAACGAAGATGTTGGAATTATTCAAGGTTGGTTCTAAACTAATAAAGGAAGCTGTTCGCTATATTGAGAACTACTTGTTTCACGTTTTTTGCAACATTGTGCGCCAGTTAAAAAGTAGGTATTAAATTGAGGACGAGAACCAACAGGACGAGACTGTTGGACATTAGGATTGACAGTATGCTTCAAACCAAATATAACTGGGTTACCCATATTGGGAAGTGTATTACGTGTTTGAGCACCTGCCATGGCAATCCAACGCCAGTGGTCAACATTTTTAGTAGGGATGAGACCTGCCTTTTTGTCACCTCCACCTTGGTTGATTGTGGTATAAGCGTTAGAACTAATCTGAACTACACCGTCAATGGACATTTGTCTTTTAGTTAAACCCATGATTTATATACTATAATAAGACAAAAAAATTGATTTTATAAAAGAGGTTATATGTAAAGCATATAAACCTATTTCGTTAATCTTATACACGTACTTCATTTTATTTGATAAATAACATGAAATCGAATTCACATATAGCAATGCAAAAATCTTCTTCGAATGATGAGGATATTCGAATCGAAAAAAACGCACAAGGCATCGAAACATTTATATTTGATCCTTATAATCCCCTAAATGTTGCCATTACACAAAACGATGTTCAGCAAATATTAAATAGATATGGTATTCGCGCACCAATACATAATTTTGAATTATATCGACGAGCATTTATTCATCGTTCTTATCTAAAACGTCCTCAATTAGAGAACGAACAAAATAATGTCATTATTGTACCTAAACCTGACGATTGTTTTCCATTACATACAAAATCCAACGAAAGATTGGAATTTGTGGGAGATGGCATTTTGGAATGTATTACTAAATATATTCTGTATAGACGATTCCCAAAAGAGAACGAAGGTTTTATGACGGAAAAAAAGATTGCTTTGGTAAAAAATGAAGCAATCGGTAGAATTGCTTACGAAATGGGCTTACATAAATGGATTATTTTATCAAAAAACGCTGAACAAAAACAAATACGTACTAATTTAAAAAAATTGGGTTGTTTATTCGAATCATTTATCGGCGCAATGTTTTTAGATTTTAATAAAATATCCGTACGGGATGAAGAAGGTTGGTTTGAAAATGTATTCATCACTGGTCCCGGATTTCAAATGGTTCAAATATTTGTGGAACACATTTTCGAGAAACATGTTGATTGGGTTCAACTGATTCGAAATGATGATAATTTTAAGAATATATTGCAAGTACTTATTCAAAAAGAATTCAAGATTACCCCCGACTATATGGAGGTTGAAGAGCACGATGCTGACAAAGGTTATAGTATGGGAGTCTATTTATGTTTAGGACAACCGTTTCATTCCGTATCGAAAATTGAATCAGTCGGTATTACAAAATTTTCAAATTTTCAAAGTATTCATCAGCTTATGTCAGAAAAAGGACGGGTATTGATACTATTAGGTACGGGTGTCCATAAAATCAAGAAAAAAGCTGAACAAATTGCCTGTGAAGAAGCGGTACGATGTTTGCAAACGTACTAATGTATATCAGTATGGAGAATGATATTTTACAAAATATCAAAAAATGATATTCTCTTCCCGTTGATGGTTTGTATAGGATTGTGAATAAGGGGGCATTTTGAATATATATATTCGGTTGAATGAAAATGAATGGTATAATTGGATAAAAATAATTGGGTCGAACATTCCACATTCACCACTTTGTCGGCACAATTGTTTTTTATTGCATTTTCTCCAAACATCCACCAATCATTATATGTTTTTTGACGGAATTCTTCTAGTTCAATGCCGATTTTAGCCGATTGCATTTCAGCTAAAGATTGTTCTACTTGTTGAATGAGAACCACATAACTTTCCACTTTGGCTTTCTCATTTGCGACTCCATACGAAATTTGGTGTTGCATAATTTTTCCGAAAGGTGTAATATACCGATTTTGACAAGCTTGCAAAATAACAAAGCCCATACTATATGCGCGATTCGCAATACATGATATATTATATTTTTGCACTTCATTCACAATATGATTACCATCCTCTACTGAACCACCATTTGTATCTAAAAATAAATAAATATTTTTTTTATTTTTTATATTATGAAGATCGACTAAAAACTTATGAGTGCTTTCAGGATTTACTTCACCTTTCAGTAAAAGTGTATTATGTGTATCTAGATAAATGATATCAGGTTTGCTTGATGTTTCAACAATGATGGGTACATCAGATTTGTTTGATATTTCAGATTGATAATTTTGGTTACCTAACACAAAAGGAATGATTGCCAAGAAAAGGATGTTACAAAGATTCATTTCATTATACATATAATTTTATTTGTGAAAAATGACTATATTTTATGTCATTAAAGTATATTAGGTAACATGTCTGAACTTGGAAAATTAGGTATGTTTCATTTAGATGAGTTAAAACGAAAACCGATTTCAAATACAAAACAAGCACGCGGTGTAAATATTCGTATTCATAAGTCAAAAATACAAGAAATCCCCACAGAAAAAATTCCCATTCAAGCGGATACAACGATAAATGAACAAACTATCGACGAAGAATCCATCAGTTTAGAGGAGAAGGCAATCGTTATTCCTAAAAAAGGTTCAATTACTATGTTTGATGAACGGGATACTAGTAATTTTGATCGTGAGAAAATGTTACAAACATTGAACATGCGTGACATTTTTTCTGTGAAAACTTTGAAACTTCCACGTCAAATGAATGAAGAAATACAACAAGAGATTATCGATACTGTACAAGAACCATCCGTCGATGAATTAAAATCAATTGCCACACCGAGTGACAAAATGATTTTAGAAGAAGAAGTTGAAGACAAAACAACAGAACCTGAAGACAAAACAACAGAACCTGAAGACAAAACAACAGAACCTGAAGACAAAACAACAGAACCTGAAGAAAAGGCTCAACCAAGGAAAATAAAAATTATACGTAAGGTCAAGAGTAAGGAACCCGTGCCTCCCACAAAAACATTTGGCCATAAAGATATTCAAAAATCGGATTTACTTGATAATAAGATATTACCTGAAACAGGTATTGCTCATCGTGTTCGCGCATCTCCTTATTATATGGCAAATCGAAAAATGTATATTCAAAAATTAGTGCCTATGTTTTCCAAATATAAAAAAATGCTAACCGATGAGGCACGCAAATCATCTTGTGATGACAAGAATGAGTCGTCTGGAAACAATTCATTTAAATTATTAGTGCATCAACAAGTGGTTCGTGACTATTTAAATCTATATACTCCTTATCGTGGTTTATTATTATATCATGGATTAGGTTCAGGAAAAACTTGTTCGTCAATTGCCATTGCAGAAGGAATGAAATCCGAAAGAAAAGTATTTGTTTTGACATTGGCCTCCTTAAAAGCCAATTTCTTTGATCAAATGAAAGTATGTGGCGACCCAATTTATAAATTAAACCAGTACTGGGAATTTGTTTCAACCATAGGACAACCTGATATGGTTGCCCTTTTATCACGTGCATTAGACTTACCTATGGAATTCATTAACAAACATAAAGGTGCGTGGATGGTGAATGTTACAAAAGAAACCAATTTTGACAATCTAGATGACGGAGATAAAAAAGGATTAAATGCACAAATCGATGAAATGATACGTTCAAAATACGTGGATTTGAATTATAATGGTGGCATTACCACCGCAAAATTAACTGAATTAACCAATAACCTTACCCGAAATCCATTTGATAATAGTGTGGTAATCATTGATGAAGTTCATAATTTTGTCAGTCGAATTGTCAATAAAATGAAAGGTAAAGATAAGAAATCGATTTCATATCGATTATATGAATATTTGATGAGTGCAGAAAATGCCCGTATTGTATTACTTTCAGGAACACCTATCATTAATTATCCCAATGAAATCGGTATTTTATTTAATATATTGCGTGGGTATATAAAAACATGGTCTTTCCCAATCGAAGTATTAAAAGGTGCTGATAAACCCTCTAATGAAAATATTTTGTCTTGGTTTAAAAAAGATAAATTGCATATTTATGATTATGTTCAATATAGTGGTGACCATATAACCATCACACGTAATCCTTTTGGCTTTGTAAATACGTTTAAAAATGAGCACAAAGGTGGTAAATCTCCAAGTACAACAACCACCTCATTCACCAAGAAAAATACGAAAAAAATACGAAAGACTAAACCGACTACAAAACGAACATCTAAAAAAAATCCTCTCTTTAAAATGAAGAATGGTCTAATTGTTACAGAAGAGAAACTAGAAGGTTCTGGATTAGATGAAACAGACGAACAACGTATTGAACGTATTCAGGCTTTACAAACCGGTGGTGGTGCATTTGAAGATTATAGTGGTGTTAAATTAGATGAAACTGGTAATATCAGCGATGAATCATTTAAACAATCCGTAAAACGGATTTTGGAAAAACATGGCTTACGCATAAATGGATATATAACCTCTAAAAATAATTTGGCTTTACCTGATACATCCAACGATTTTTTTGACCTGTTTGTAGGTTTAGATGAGTCGGAGATGAAAAACAAAAGTGTGTTTCAAAAACGTGTTCTTGGATTAAGTTCTTATTTTCGTGGTGCGGATGAATCACTTTATCCCGAATTAATTCCTTCTGACGACGGTGAAGTTATTAATATTGAAAATATTCCAATGAGCGAATACCAATTTAGTATTTATGAAAAAATACGTTCTGAAGAAGCCAAACGCGAAAAAGAGACCAAAATGGCAAAACAAAAACTTGCTAAACGTGGTGAAAATGCCCAGGAATTATTTAAGATATCATCCACCTACAAAATTGCCTCGCGTATGGCATGTAATTTCGTTTTTCCAAATCCTCCAGGAAGACCTGTAAAAACAAATGATGATGATGAAGATGCAGGAGAAGAAGAATTAAAAGAAGATGAAATTGGGGAATTAAATCTACGTGGAAAAAAACGGCGTGGCGGAGAAAATTCAAAGGACGAAGATGATGATGATGATGAAGAAGAAGAAGAAGAAGTCATTCTGGGTGAAGAAGACGAAGGGGAAAAAGAAGAAGATAAAAAGGATGACCAAGATAAAGTCGCTGAACAAGAATTAATCGAATACACAGGAAATTACAACAAAGATATACAAATGGCACTTATGTATTTGAAAATGAATGAAGACAAATATTTAACACCAGAAGGATTAAAGATTTATAGTCCAAAATTCCTTAAATTATTGGAAAATATTCAAAATTCACAAAATATAGGGTTACATTTGGTTTATAGTCAGTTTCGTACGTTAGAGGGTATTGGTATATTTAAATTGATTCTCGAAGCAAATGGGTTTGCTCAATTTAAAATACGTAAAAAAGGAACAGAAGGTGATTGGGAAATCGTGGAAGATGAAAAGGACACAGGAAAACCTAAATTCGCTCTTCATACAGGTACTGAAACCGATGAAGAGAAAAAAATTATTCTTAATATATACAATTCAAAATGGAAAGAAGTACCGCATTCTATTGTAAGTGCTTTAAGATACGATGACAAAGAACATAACCACATGGGCGATGTTATCAAAATAATGATGATTACTGCATCTGGTGCAGAAGGTATCAATCTTAAAAACACGCGTTTTGTTCATTTAGTTGAACCATATTGGCATAATGTACGCATTGAACAAGTTATTGGTCGTGCAAGACGTATATGCAGTCATCAAGATTTACCAGAAGAATTACGTACAGTTCAAGTTTTCCTTTATATAGCTGTATTGTCTGAGACTCAAGCAACTGATACGAAACATATAGAATTACGATTACGGGACTCAAGTACTTTATCAAATCGTATGGCTAACGAAGGTAATGAAAATACACGTTTAGGAAGATATATTCGCAAACTTGGTATTAATCCCACCGTTATTACAACTGACCAAGTATTGTTTGAGGGTGCTATACGAAAAGAATTTGTAAATACTCAAATTTTACATGCTGTAAAAGAAACCGCCATGGATTGTCAATTATATGCAGGAACAAATAAAGACGAACCGATTGTTTGTTATAATTACGGAGTTGTTAAATCAAATGCATTTGGTTCCTATCCTAGTTTAGAAAAAGATGTTGCCGAAAAAGATGTCAAGGATACCCGCGAAAACCAATATCAAATTGTAAAAATAACCGACCCCAAAACAAATATTATTTATGCATTAAACGTAAAATTCAAGATTCTATATGACTTTGAGCAGTACAAACGTTCGTTGGATACAAACGAAACATTAGTCGCCATTGGCAAATTAGTAAAAGATAAATCAGGAAATGAGGTCGTCAAACGATTCTAATCCTATTGTCGAAAGAAGGACAGATAAATAAAACGATGAAAAAACTGCTACTATTACAGACTATCATATAGTCTATTCTCAAATTACATATTGCAAAAAAACGGCAACATGTAAAAATGTATTATCAAAAAGAAAATATAAAAACGTGGTGCGTTTAATACTTATATTATAGGCTATTATGAATGAAGAAAACAATGTTTTAACCATTAAAACTGTTCAAATTCAACCTATTCGCAACATGATTACGGCAATTAAAGACATTTTAACGGACGCTACCATTACTTATACAAAAAACGGCTTGAAAATTATCAATTTTGACAAAACGCATACTATTTTAGTGAATGTAATTTTGCATCAACAAAATTTTGAGGTATATAATTGTATTCCAGACAAAATTATTGTATGCACAAACACAATGCATTTATTTAAAGTTATTTCAACCATGTCGAATGATGATACTTTATCCATGTATATTGATAAAGAGGATTATCATGACGGTGTAGTATCCCATTTAGGATTACAATATGATAATGGTGATATAAAACAATGCTATAGTCAAAAATTGAGATTAATTGAACCTGATAACGAGGAACTGGTTATTCCTGATGTGGAATATGATACTGTCATTAATTTACCTACTTCCGATTTCCAAAAAATTATTCGCGACATGAATGGTATTTCAGACCGAATTGAAATCAAGTCTGTTGGCAATGATTTAATTTTTTCTTGTGAAGGTAATTTTGCTAGTTCGAAAATTTTTCGGTCCGAATCTGACGGTTATATGGAATTTATTCAAAAACCAGAGGCGTCTGTAATTGTTCAAGGAGAATTTTCTTTAAAAAGTCTTGTTCATTTTATTAAATGCACGCCATTATGTTCTAATTTAGAAATGTATTTAGGTAATGATTTACCATTAATTGTCAAATATGATGTAGCCTCACTTGGGCGCATTTCTTTGGTGCTTGCATCATTGCCACCATCGTAAATAATTGTCCAGCTTTGTATAAATGTAATGATATCAGTATATCATTACATATCACATTATTCACCTAATTCTAAAATTCTGGTGCATGTTTTTTAAAAATACATCCTTGGGTTGAAAGATTGGGTATATCCATTATTTTATTTGGATCTTGTAAATTACAATCACTTAGCCAAATTTTCACGATACAGAAATTCTTTTTCGGGGAAATTGTAATACCATTTAATGACTGAGAATCCTTTACATCTTTACATAATGTCTCACCGCATAAAGCATAAAATAATATTTTCCATATTTCATATACGTGTTTGTTTAATACTTTGTAAGAAAAACAACCTCCTTTACGATTTTTTGGGTCTTCCCACATGGGTGTTATACCCGACCGCATTACAAATAACATACAATATTTTATAACCTTTTCAGAAACCCCTTCATTTAATGCAATTAAATCATGGACAGATGATATATTTTTATTAATTATTTTATAACTTGATATATTCCAGTTCTTATCGTTTGGTAAATGGTAATATAAATCCCATTTACCATGCAATTTGTTATCTTGCTGGGAAGACGTTGTATCTAATTGTTTGTCCATTCCCTTTCATTAATATAGTGAAAAATCTTTATACTGTTTTGTTCATTCTTCTATTCTTAGACTGCTACCATTTTACATATGCACACAACCATGTATATGTTCTTCATCGTCGTCGTATGTATCTTCATCTGAATCTGAATATAATCCTGTATCTGTATCTACATCTGTATCTACATCT